CAGACAAGAGCCTGCCAGAGATCGGCATGTTCTTCGGCAATCGGGACCACACCACGGTTCTGCACGGTGTCCGAGAATGGCCGCGACATGCAACGCGGGACATGAAGCAACGGATGGAAGCTGCTCTTGAAGTGGCGAAGGAAGCAATGGAGAAAGCCGAGCTTTACCAGCCCGCCGCTATCTTTGTCACGCGCCGGGCGGAACAAGACTGGGCCGAACGCTTTGAACGTGCCCGCATGGAACGCATCCGCAGCATTTGGCTGGACCTTCGCGGAACCGCAACACTAGACGAAATCGAACACCTCCTAGAGCAAGCCAAGAAAGGGCAAGCCGCATGAATGAGATGACCATAGACGACTTCATTGAGCGGGAGATTGACCGCTTGCGGAAGTTCAAAGTCTGGCGCGAAGACATGCAGCGCCGCGACCCTGAGTGTTTCCCTGTCTACATGGACGGAGACAATTGGCTGGAACAATACGACATTTTTTCGGAGACCTGAAAATGACCGCAGACGAACAACTCCGGGCAATCGTAGATCGATACGAAAGCCTTGCCGCTGAGAAGCAGGAGATCAGCGACCAGCAGAAGGAAGTCATGGCCGAGGCCAAGGGGCTGGGCTACGATACGAAAGCAATCCGAGAAGTGATCCGGCTTCGCAAGATGGACCGGGACGCCCGCGCCGAGATGGAGGCGCTTACCGAACTCTACTTCAACGCCTTGGAGGGCAGCCAATGAAGTGCATCACTATCGCAGGGCGTGTTGGCAAGGACGCCGTGACCCGCACCACTCAAGGCGGGGACAGCGTGACCGGCTTCCCGGTGGCCGTGGATGACGGCTGGGGCGACAATAAGCGCGCCATCTGGTTCGACGTGTCCGTATGGGGCAAGCGCGGATCGGCAATCGCCGGTATGCTGGTGAAGGGCAAACAAATCACCGTGTCGGGCGACCTGTCCACCCGCGAGCATGAGGGCAAGACCTACCTGACCATCCGCGCGCATGACGTGACGCTTCAAGGCGGCGGCGAACGGCAAGACACGTCTGGCGGATATGCCCAGCCTGCGAGCGGTCAGGCGGCCGGCGGGTATAGTGGAGACATGGAGGATGAAATCCCATTTTAAGGCCCACAGGTGAAAGCCCCTACCTGCCACAACTGCGGAGCGTGGGCCATGCACGGCCTGCGCTTCCCCGGCCCCCTGAGCGAGCAGAAGGCTGGGGGCTACCTCTGGTCATGTGCGGACAAGGCTTGCCGGGAGGCGGCGGAGAAACGGCGGGAGGAAGCCATTGCCCGAAGCCGTTGAAGTCGTCCTGCCGTGGCCGGACAAGCGCCTGTCACCGAACGCGCGCATTCACCGGATGCAGCGGGCCAAGCTGGTGAAGGAGGCTCGGTCGGCGGCGTATTACCTAGCCCTTGAGGCGGGCGCAAGGCGGCTCAGCGGGTCGGATCGGCTGCGGCTTGATCTGACGTTCTGCCCGCCAGACAAGCGGCGCAGGGATTGGGACAACGTGATTGCCAGCCTCAAGGGGGCTTTCGACGGGATAGCCGACGCCTGCGGTGTAGACGATAGCAGGTGGCAAGTGTCGTTCCGGTGGGGTTCCCCATGCAAAGGCGGGGCGGTGGTGGCGATTGTGAAGTCTGTGGAAGAGGCTTTGGAAGTGGTTGGAATAAGAAACCCCCCGGCGGATGGGACGCCGGAGGGTTGAAAGTGTTCGCGGATTATGCGAAATTGCGAGTGCTGAGTTCGCGGGGTCAAGGTAGCGCATAGACGATACCGACGCAAGCCCCGCCCTACCAAGAGGGGCGAAGATGCTCAAGGTTTTAGTTTGCGGCGGGCGTGAATTTTCTGACCGTGACTTGGTGTTTAAAACTCTTGATGCTGTGCTGGAAAAGCATGGCGAGAAGGGCGTTTACATCGTTCACGGCGCATGCCCGACAGGTGCCGACGCTTTGGCCGAGGAGTGGGCCAAGTCTCGACAAGTCGCATATATCGGCATTCCCGCCCAATGGGATGCTTATGGCCGATCCGCTGGCCCAATGCGAAACAAGAGGATGCGGGACGAAATAAAGCCGGATCACTGCATCGCATTTCGTGGTGGCACCGGGACGCGCGGCATGATTGACCTAATGCGAGAAGTCGGCGTCCAGCCTTGGCTTGTGAGGTGGTCTGAGTGAGCGGGCTGTAAGAAACCCACCGGCGGATCAGGACGCCGTAATTTGTCGGTATCTTGGCAGTTGCGCGCGGCGGGTTTTTAGCCTATGAAACGAAAAGCGGCGGCGGAGGTTGTGAGCCTCAACGCCGCCTCGGAGGCGCTTAACTTTGGCAGGTTGGGCGCGCCTCGACGCAAGATATATCCCATTGGGAGCGCGCTTGCAACAACCTGTCTGACTTTTGGCGCTTTCAAAGCAAAGCGATGTGGTTTGGCAGGGGTCCCCCAATACCCTTGATGCTTCGGGCCTCTTTTGCCGCGCGACCTACGGGGCGCTAAGGACTTTCCGGGCCGATGTGCTGGTCACAGTGCTGACACATCAGAAGTGCGCATATGGGCTGACGCTTTCCCGAGCGTGATCGGGGGTCAGGGTGTGGCGAGCCTTAAATCGCAGCGCACGGATACGGGGCTAGAGCTGTCGGGCAAGCCGCTCTGTCCTCTATGGGGTCAGCCCGAGCGGAAAGCGGAACTGTGTCTAAGCTAAGGAGAGTGGACAAAATGTCGCAGGCAAACAAGTTGACGGGCCAGAAAGATCGGGCACCATCAGAGAGCAACGGAAAGGACATCAACATGAGTGAAGAAGAAACTTGCGCGCCAGGCGTTTGGCATGGATGGAATGGCGGCAACCCGCCTGTCGATCTTGATACCGTCGTAGAGGTGCGGTGGCGGGGCGGATTGAGAAAATTTTATTCGCCAATGAAGGCGCGGGAATTGGATTGGTCGCGCGCTGACGACGACGACGATATTGTCGCTTTCTGCATTGTAGAGCCTCCGGCATTGAGTGGTGAATTACGCACGTGGTGGATTTATGACACCGTGGATTATGCCACGTTTGGAGAGGCTAAGGCCGCCAAGGAGCGCGATCTCAAGAACGGATACGACGGCGGGCGCATTGCCGAGGTCACGGAGTTGCCGGATGAATGACCTCTTTCCCTGCACCTGCCCGACATGCGGTCAGCCTATCCAGAACGGCACGGTGACGCAATCTCGGTTCAACGACTTCTGGGCTATGGTTCCTCGCAAGATCGGAAAGAAGGCAACGGAGGCAGCTTGGAAGCGGTTAAGCCGGTCGGATCAGGACGCCGCGAAGGACAGCGTGGCAGCGTGGTATCGCTGGTTTCAAAGCACACACCGAGACGCGACGCCTCTCTACCCCGAGCGGTATTTGAAACAGCGCCGCTGGGAGGACGAAGGCTGGCAAGACAAACCCAAGGCCGCGCCGGATCGTGACGCCGCCATAGAGATGCACCGCAGGGCCCTCAAAAGCCCGTCTGAGGCGGTAAGACGAAACGCACAAGATCAACTCAGGAAGCTAGGAGAGACGATATGACTGACGCACCGGAACTGATTTGGGCGATTGCTGAGGATGGAGATTTCCCTGAGGAAACCCCTCCTGACATTCGAGCATTCGCTTGCCCGGACGGGTTGGTTGACACGCCGACCAAGTACATCCGCGCTGACGCCGTGGCTGGCCGCATTAAATACCTGACCGCAGAACGGGACGAATTGCGAGCGCGTTTGGACGCCGCCGAGGCCAATATGGCGAAGTCGGTGGAGGCATTGGAGCGCATTGAGGTGTCCACCGACACCCGCGAGCAAGGAGCCATAGCGATGGCCACACTCGCAGAACTGACAGGAGGCAAGGATGACTGACGCCCCTCGCCAATGCCAATGGTGCTACGGTCTCGTCTACGGCGAGGGTCCATGCGAGCAATGTGCCGAGGATCACAAGAACGGCATTCACAAGGGCTTCATGGGCGCTGGCAGGAGGCGCGGGGCGGCCAAGCTGGACTATCAGGAGGACAATCGGAATGAGTATTTCGGGGAACACCATGACTGACCAAGAACTAGCCGACGCCATCCGCGCGCACGTCTCGCACCTAGGCCGAACCCACATCACCACGCTTGCCGATGACCTTGGCGAGCCGGAAGCGCGGGTGCGGCAGATCATCAACCGAATTTCCGGGCAGGTCTATCTCGGACAGATCAGCGGCGTGGTGCAAGACCGCTGGCCCGCAGTAGCACAGGAGCCGACGCTATGAGCGACACTCGAACTATCACTCTGTCCAGCCGCAAGAAGTGGCGCAACGCTCAAGAGTGTCATAGCGTCCATGTGGCGGAATGCGGCGAATACAGGCGCGAAGGATACGGCCTGCTTATCCCCGGCATCTGTGCTGACATGGCCGCAGACGGCTTCACCGGGACCGTGCGTGTCGAGCGCGACGGGAAAGAGGTTTTTACGCCCGCCCCGGTGTCGTCTTGGATTGGGGGCTTGCCGGGCCGGGCAAAGCAGCCCGCATGGCTTTCAAAGGAGCCGACGCTATGAGCATGACACGACGCGCGTTGATGCGCGCCCTCGGAATGGGTGCCGCCTCGGCAATGGCCGCGCCCGCACTCACCAAGGCCGAGATGGCTAAAGCCGCTGGTGTGGATGCCAGCATGGCGGGAATGGTGGGGCCGCTTGTCCCGGTTCCGGACCAAGGCGAATGGTTGCCGTCGCCGCAAGCGGCGATTGAAAACAGCCTGCACCGAGCGAAGATGCGAAACAGCATCCCCATCGGCCTTCCAACCCACATCGAAACCAAGCGGTCATGGTCACCGGCGTTCAAGCAGGCCGCCGCCATTCGGGAGCATGAATTTTGGGCAGCGGTGCAAGACCGGGTGTGTCGGGACCGCAAGACGGCTGCGGCGCTGTGTGAGGCGCTCGGCATCCCGTTTGACCCCAGCGAGCCGAGGGAGGGCCCAAGTTTGATGTCGCAGTCTGGGAATTGGGTGCGATGACCCGCGCCGCCATTCTCCTAGCCCTCTCAGCGTTCCCCGCTCTTGCCGATGAAGACTGGCCCAGCCCGGAAATCATCGCCGTGGAGCGCGCCGGCAACCCGTGCGTCACTGTGGTCCTTGACAACAAGCTGACGCGCTGGTCGTGGCGGGACTTCACCCTGCCAACCTCTCACGGCCCAATCACGGTGCGACAACACGCCACACCCAACGACGATCCGCCTTGTTGCGCGGATACCTTGGAGGCCATAGACTGGCCGCAGGGACTGACGCCTTTGTCTACGCTGATTGTGGTGGAGGAAGGGCAGGTCGGTCGGATCGAGTTCATGTGCTGGGAAGGGATGTAATGGAATACGTCGAAGCAATGGCGGTTGGTGCAGTGTCGGCAGTCGCCATCATCGGGCTGCTGCTGATATGCGGCGGGGCGATGTTCAAATGACCCTTCCAGCTTCCCTAGCCCGCGCTCTGGATGACCTAGGCATCCGCACACCACCGCCCCCGCCTCCACCCCCTGCCGTTGTATGGCTACCCACGAAACCCGGCGAGCAACCGCCGTTCTAAGGAGAGAGACATGGGGATTACACTCGAAGCCCACGCCTTCACGATCTGGCGTTACTGCGAGCGCCACGGGTGGGACATGACCCACGCGGAAGTCGCGGACGGGACTGGACTGTCGCTCAACGACATCAAGGACGCCGTGCAACGCAAGCCGTTCCTCAAGGGCAAGCTGGGCGGGCAGTCCACATCTGCCGCGCGCTACCGTGGTCGCCTCAAGGCGAACGCCATTGGGCACAAGCGACGGGGAAACAACTTCGACGAATACGCGCTTGATCTGGTAGACCTCTTCGCCTGACAGTTAACGCGCAGCGGGCGGTCGCGCTGGTTATCCAGTTTCCCAGCAAACACCCGCAGCAGGGCTGGGGTTATCCTTTACCCGGTGACCTGCCGTCAGCCCACGAGACGGGCCGCGCCTCCGGTTCCCTCCCAGACCGGGGGCGCAACTTTTTGCAGATACCCCGTTGACAGTGTGGCCGCTTGGTCCTATATTGAGGGCATAGGCAATCAAGCCGATGGGAGACAGACAGATGATTGCAGCATACAACCCCAAAACCACAGAGCACAGCGCAACCATGCTGGTGTTTGTTCATGAGAAATTCCATCAATACGGAGAAGAATGGGCGGTCGTGAACAAGGGGAAGGTGAAAACCAAGATGACGTTCAAAGTTCGGGTTAAGGCGCTGGAGGAAGCATGACAAAGTTTCATAGTCTTCGCCGTCGCGTTGCCGCCGCCCTCTATAGCGAGGGCGGAAAGGCTTCCCGCAACTTTCATGACCTTCCAGATGCCAAGCAAAAACCATGGCTGGAAGACGCCGACCGGGTTATCCCGATTGTTATTGAGGCTTGCTCAAATGTAGCAGACGCGCGCGACCCTGAGAAACCTGCTAATTATCTAATAAGGCGGGAGCATATCGGGTCGCACATCAGGGGCTTGTTTGTTGGCCACCCCGATTGGGAGTGCCCACTAGGTTTAGACGATTGTTACCAAAATTGCGGGGATTGTGGTTGTGGGAACTGAACACGCCACCCCCAAAGAGGCCCGGCATAGTCTGGGCCTCACCGCCGCCCAACTTGCCACCCTTCTAGGCATATCCGGCCCCAACCGACACCGCATCATCTACAGAGTAGAGAGCGGAGAGCGCCAATACACCCCACCCCAGCGGCTCCTACTCGCCGCATACCTCGCAGGATACCGGCCCGCAGATTGGCCTAAGGAGAAGTGACAGTGGCGGTGCCCCCTTCCCAAGCCGACGACAAACGCCTATAATCGGCACGATCAAACAGGAGGCCGCATATGGCAACCGCATACGTCAGCTTCGGAGCCGCAGCCCTCAAAGATGGGGCCACTGGTGCGCCTGTCGTCCTGCGCAATCCCGCGACGACAGAAACCGTCACCACCTCTGGCACTTCCGCAGCCACGACCAACACCGCACCGCAAGATGGCATCGCGGCTATCTACTGCGCTACGGCTGTCTATGCTGTAGCCGGTGCGTCCCCGACTGCCGCTCCTACAACGGGCTGGTATATCCCCGGCGCTGTCCTCTTTCACATGGCCGTCAAGGCTGGCGACAAGATCGCACTGATTGACGTGTAACGACATGCCCGCAGGCCGTCCGACCAAATACGACCCCGCGATGTGCGAGACCGTAATCGAGTGCGGCGAGCAAGGCATGGGCAAGCTGGAAATGTGCAAAGAGCTTCGCATCGACTACAGCACGTTTGAGGCATATCAGGAAAAACACACGGAATTTTCCCAAGCCGTAAAGCGCGCCCTGCAACTTTCGCAGGCGTGGTGGGAGGGAAAGGGGCGAGAAGCAACGTTCGGCGGTGTCGATGGCTTCAACGCTACGTCCTACATCTTCAACATGAAGAACCGCTTCCGCGAAGACTGGCGGGACAAGCACGATCACGAAGTCAACGGCAACCTCGGTGTCACCATCTCGCGCGGCGACAGTGACGTGCTGTGATCCAGCTAACGGACAAGCAAAAGCAACTCCGCGCGACGGTCGCTAATCACCGGCACATTCTTGGCGTAGGTGGTTCCCGATCCGGCAAGACATTCGGGTTCTGCTATTTCATAGACCGCAGGGCACAGGCCGCGCCGGGATCGCGTCACCTCATCTATCGGAAACACGCGGTCGCCGCAAAGCAGGCAATCGGCATGGACACCCTGCCGAAAATCCACCACCTCACCGGAGACCCTAAGCCCCGCTGGTATACTCAGGACGGGCTGTTTGTGTATCCGAACGGCTCGGAGATTTGGCTAACTGGTCTGGACAGCGCAAACCTAGACAAGGTGCTGGGTAAGGAATACGCCACTCTTTATCCGAACGAGGCGTCGGAAATCCCGTTCCAAATTCGGGAACAGACGCTCACCCGTTTGGCTCAGTCCATCGCTTGCGCGGACGGTGTGCCGCTGAACCTCAAGGAGTTTTGCGACCTCAACCCCACGACCACGGCGCACTGGACCTACAGGCTATGGATCGAGGGCGTTAACCCGGTCAGCGAAAAGCCAATCGACCGCGACAAGTATGGGTTTCTGTTCCTGAACCCGAACGACAACCGCGAGAACCTTCCGGCGTCCGTGTTTGAAATGCTGGATGACCTGAACCCGCGTGACCGCAAGCGCTTCCTTCTTGGCGAATACACGGCGGATGTTGAACACGCGCTGTGGCGTCGATCCATGATCCAGAGAATGCACGACACGCCGGGGGATATGGATCGCATTGTCGTTGCGATTGACCCCGCTGCATCGTCTAGCATCGGCTCGGATGAAACCGGCATTGTAGCCGTCGGGGCAAAAGGCACGGTTCCGAACCGCAAGGGCTATGTCTTGGAAGATGCCAGCGGCAAGTTCCGGCCCGAGGAATGGGCGCGCGTGGCTCTGGCGCTGTATCACGAGATGCAGGCGGATTGCATCGTGGCCGAGGCCAATCAGGGCGGGGAGATGGTCGAAAGCGTGATCCGCGCAATGGAGGCTCAGCTAGGCAAGCGGCCCGCCCGTGTGAAGCTGGTTCACGCCACCAAGGGCAAGGGTATTCGTGCTGAGCCTATTGCGGCGCTATATGAGCGGAAGCTGATCTATCACGTCGGGGAGTTTCCGCAGCTTGAAGACCAGATGACGGCATTTACCATTGACTTTGACCGCAAGGCGCAGGGCTATTCCCCCGACCGGCTTGATGCGTTAGTATGGGGAATGACGGAACTGTTCCCGGCAATGGCCGTGGCGAATGCAACCGGGCGCAAACCAATACGGAAGCCCAAGCCGAGGTTTTTCTAATGGGTGCACTTTTCGGCGGCGGTTCTAAGCCGCAAGCTCCTACCCCTACCCCGCAAGTAGACGAAGCCCGGATGCGCGTGGAGGAAACTCTACGTCAGAGGCGTATGAAGGGCAGGGCCGCAACCATGCTGTCGAGCGCGGACGAGGAAGCCCCGACCGCCAAGCGCAACGTGATGGGGTACTGACATGGACGGCGATAGCCTGATGCGGCGGCATGACGCGCTGGTGTCCTATCGCCAGCCGTGGGAGCCGATGTGGGAACGGGTGTCGCGGCTTGTGCTGCCCCGTGCAAACGAGTGGGAAGGCTGGACACAGGGCCAGCAACGGAACCTGCAACAGTATGACAGCTTCCCCATGGGCGCGCTGGACAAGTTCGCGGCGGCTATCGAGGCCGGTCTGATGCCGCGTCAGTCGATCTGGCACTACCTGTCTACGGGCGTGGAGGAACTGGACGAGCAACGGGACGTGAAGATTTACCTTGAGGACCTGAACCGCCTGCTTTGGCGCGCTCGGTATTCCCCGCTGGGCAACTTCACGGCACAAGCCCACGAAGTCCGGTTGTCGCTGGGGCTTCTCGGCACCGGCCCCATGCTGATTGAGCAGGCCAAGAACGGCGGCATTCGCTATCGGGCTATCCACTTGTCCGAAGTTTGGATTGACGAGAACGCGGACGGGATCGTGGACACGGTTCACCGCAAGTTTGAACTGTCGGCCCGTCGGGCGGTGCAGATGTTCGGCGCGGATACCCCTGACAAGGTGCTCAAGAAATACAACGACGGGCACATTCACGAGCGGTTTGAGTTCTTGCATTGCGTGGCCCCGCGCGAGGACTACGAGCAAGGCCGCTTGGACATGAAGGGTATGCCCATCGCGGGCTACTACGTGTTCTGTGAGACAAAGGAAGTCGTGCGCGAAGACGGTTACTACGAGATGCCGTATGTCGTGCCGCGCTACTCTGTCTCGACCCGTGAGCGGTATGGACGTTCCCCGGCGGTCATGCGCCTGCCGGATATTTCCATGCTGAACGAAATGAAGCGGACAATGATCGAAGCGGCAAACATGGCGGTGGACCCGCCGTCGCTGACCGCCGACGACATTTCCGAGTTTGACCTACAGCCGGGCACGGTCAACCCCGGCACGGTTGACGACAACGGCAGGCCGCGTGTGCTTCCGTTCCAAAGCGGGATTGCGCCGGGCATTGGTCTGGACATGATGGCCGACACCCGCGACCAGATCGACGACGGGTTCCTTGGGCTATACTTCCGCGTTCTTCTGGAAAACCCGAACATGACCGCGACACAGGCCATGCTGATCGCCCAGCAGCAGGGGCAGATGACCACGCCGGTTATCGGTCGGCTGCAATCCGAGTGGCTGGCCCCGATGATCCGCCGCGAGAGTGCTATCCTGTATAGGCAGGGCAAACACCCGCCCATGCCGCCGGCTCTCCGCGAGTATCTGCGCGAGGAAAAGCGCCCGCTTGAGATTGACTACGTGTCGCCGCTGACCCGCGCGGCTCGGGCCGAGGAACTGATTGGCATTGCCCGGTCGTTTGAAATGCTGGCCCCCGTGGCGCAGTTTGACCCGACTGTTTACGAAGGGATCAAGGGCCGCGAGATTGCGAAACTCACCTTCGAGGTCAACGGCGTTTCCCCGAAGGTGCTGGCGACGGACGAGGAAATGGAGGCGAAGCAACAGCGTGACGCGGCGATGGCGGAAATGGGCGCGATTTTGGAGGCGGCACCAATCGCCGCACAAACGGCGAAGACGCTAGCCGAGACGCAGAAGATCGCCGGATCGCAGCCTAACGTGCCGGGTGGTGCATGACCGAAATCGAAGTTGTCCGCTCATGGCGTCGTCTGTTCCTGAATGAGGACGGCACCTATAAGCCCGATGCCGAAACCGTGTTGCGTGACCTAGAGGCGCGGTGCGGCTGGATGAAACATCAACTGCCGGTGGGCAGCGACGGGCACACGGACCCGTATCGGCTGGCCGCTCTGCACGAGGTTCGCGGGGTGTATGCCCACGTGAAGAAGCGTCTCTTCGGAGACATGTCCCGTATGGTCAAGAAGGAGCAAACCCAATGACCGAAGAAACTGCGGCCCCCGCCGAGGGCCAAGCCGCGCCTGTAGAGGGCGCACAGGATGCCGCGCCCCCGTCGTCGTGGCTTGATGGTCTGAACGACGACATCAAGGGCTATGTCGAGGCCAAGGGGTTCAAGGACCCCGGCGCGGTTGTCGAGAGCTACCGCAACCTTGAGAAGCTGCGAGGCGTTCCCGAAGACCGGCTGTTGAAGCTGCCCGAGAAGATGGACGGGGCCGATCTGTCCCCGATCTACGACAAGCTGGGCCGTCCTGAGAGCGCAGAGAAATACACCCGCGTTCTTGGCGAGGACTTCAACGACGCCGCGTTCCAAGGGATTGCCAAGAAGGCGCACGAATTGGGCCTGAACGACGCTCAGTTCAAGGGCCTGCAAGAGATCACCGGCACCATGGCGCAGCAGGTTCAAGAGCAACTGGACGCGACTGCGGCGGCTGAGTTTGACGACTGGAAGTCCAAGAACGACCAAGGGTTCAAGGATGCTGCCCGCGTCATGTCTCAGGTCGGAGTGTCCGAGGACCAGCTTGAGGGCATTCTGTCGGGCAACAAGGCCGCGCTCTATGACTTCCTTGCGAAGTTCGGGGCGAAGACTGCGGAAAGCCAAGTCATTCAGGGCGAGCAGCCCGGCGGTGAGTTTGGCCTGTCTCCGGCTGCGGCCAATGCAAAGATCGCGGAATTGATGGGCGATAAGGCATTCATGGACGGATACCTTTCGACCAATGCCAAGACGCGCGCGCCCTATCTCGCCCGCATGGAAACTCTGCAAAAAGCCGCTTCGGCTGGCAAGAAGTGAGGTTATAGACAATGACGGAAAAAGAAGTTAGGATGCGCGCTATCGAGGCCCTCTCAGGCGGGGGCATTCGTGAACCGTCCAGACTGATCCGGGACGCCGCAGAATTGGCGGCTTGGGTCATGGCAGCGGAAGACGCGGGAGAACCGGAACAGGCCCCACGTCGAGCAGGGCGACCACCGAAGGCGGATAAGGGCGAAGCTGCCCCCGCGTGACGCCGGGAATAGACCGGGGCTGACGAGCCTAAAGCGCAGAGAGGCCCCGGTTTCGGTCAAGCCATTCTCGGTTGTTAACGCAATCAAGGAGGGTGGCCATGACCATCAACGTTCCTACCCATTTCGTGGAGCAGTATACCACGAACGTTGCCCATCTGCTTCAAAAGCAGGGCAACAAAATGCGCCCCTATGTCACCGAGGGTTCTTACACTGGTGAAGGTGGCGTTGCTGTCGATCAATTCGGCGCTGTCGAAATGCTGGAAGTCAACTCGCGCTTCGCCCCGATGGGCCGCGTGGACGCTGCAACGGATCGCCGCTGGGTCTACCCGGTGGACTATTCGCTGCCGCAGATGGTTGACACCTTCGACAAGCTGCGCCTGATGATCGACCCGCAAGGCCCGCTCGCTCAGGCGGCGGTCAAAGCGGCTGGCCGGAAGATTGACGAAATCATCTTCGATGCCTTCTTCGGCGCGGCCAAGACCGGCAAGGCTGGCGGCACCACCACGACCTTCGACACGACCAACCATCGTGTTGACGCGGCTGTGGGTGCGGCGGCTGACACCGGCCTGAACGTCGATAAAATCCTTGAGGCCGTGCGCCTTCTGGAAGAGAACGACGTTGATACCGAGATGGAAATGCCCATTCTCGCTATCACCCCGACGCAGCATCACGACCTCAAGCGTCAAACCCAAGTCATCAACTCCGACTACTTCACCAAGGGCGGCGCACCCGTTCTGTCCGGTGACGGTCGGGTGACTGAGTTTGCCGGTTGCCGGATCGTGGTTTCGCGTCTGGTCCCCAGCAATGCGTCCTATCGCCTGTGTCCGCTGTGGGTGCCCTCGGGCATGCACCTTGGCATTTGGTCGGACGTGAAGGCCCGCGTGGACGAGCGTGCGGACATCGAGGGTGTCCCGTATCAGCTTTACACCACGCTGACCATGGGCGCGACCCGGCTTGAAGAAGGCCGCGTCATCCAAATCGAATGCACGGAGTAACACCATGGCTGATGTTGATAGCACTCTGATTTCCAATCGCTCTGCTACTCCGCGAGTGGCAAACGAGCCTTGGAACATGGCGGCGCTCAAATCGACCGGCGTCGGCATCCTTGAGGTTTCGACCGACGAGGATGCTACGGACGAACTGCGGTTCTGCCGCATTCGCTCCAACGCGGTTGTGCGTCAGGTTCTCCTGTCGTGCGATGCGGTTTCGACTGCGGGCGCAATGGACATTGGCATCTATCGCACCGACGACGACGGCGGCGCGGTTGTGGATGCTGATTTCTTCGCTTCGGCGCAGGTGGTCACTTCGGCCCTGAAGAACTCGGACGTGACGCACGAAAGCGGCGTCTACGGCATCGAGGACAAGGACAAGCCGCTGTGGGAAGCCCTCGGGCTGACCAGTGACCCGGGCATCTGGTATGACGTGGTTGGCACTATCACCACGGACATGGGCGGTGCGGGCACCCTGACGCTGGAAGTCCTCTACGTTGACGGCGGTGCCTGATGGCTGTCCGCTACTACGGCGTAGCAGTCGGGGGCCAGAACGCCCCCGACGTTACGATTGACACTTCCACCACGTCCTCGGACATCGAACTTGCGGTTTCCGATGCCAACCTGACGGCGGGCGACGTGGACAAGAAGGGCAAGATCGTGACGGCGCTCTATGCACTAATTCAGGCTGTCGAGGAAGACACCGGCCTTTGACACTAGCGCGTCCCTTCGGGGGCGCGTTGCCGCATT